TTGCACTGGGATCGTAATTAGAAGAGCCGAGAGCGAAAACGACATTCAGCGAAAGCAAACGGATACGTTCACCGTGTTGATCGCGTGGAAGAGCCTTCCAGTTGAAATAAACACGGCTGACAAATTGGTTATCGATGGGATTGACCTTCCCATCACCGCTGCATCGGTAGACGCAAGTTTGTCGCTGCACCGCATTTCAGTGAGGGCAGCATAATGCTGAAAATGCGATTTAACGAAATAACACAAAGCAAGCTTCTGGAGGAGCGAATAGAAAATGAAGTCAAGGATGTCTTGGAGACCGCTTTCGACACTGTCCTCGCTTATACCCCCGTCAGTTCGGGTGAGTTGGTGGCTAACACTCGTATCAGTGCGAATGCGCCTGATAAGACCTATTCGAAATATGATAGCTGGCAGTTTGAAAAAGGAAGCTCTCAGTACTCTCTTCCAGCGGCTCCTTTATCAGGCGAAGAAAATCGCGGTAAAGGCCAAGGTCAAGCTTACAAAAACCTAACCGCTTTTCTGATAAAATTTAATGGTCGTAGGTTCCAGTTTCGAGACAAAATCAAGTTTTTCATTTCCAATTCGACTCCTTATGCAACGGACGTTGAGTACGGGCGCAAGTCTGAAAACAACCTTTTCGCACGCGATGAAGCGATAGGAATGTACCGAAAAGCGGCCAAGGCAATAGCCCGAAAGCTGAGAGGTTAGCCTGATGCGGTATGAAGCAGAGCGCAAAGAAATTGAGGGTAGGTTCCAATCTCAGTGGGCCGCTTCATCATTTAAAGACACTCCCATCATCTTTGAGAACATTCCATACAAAGTGGAACGGAAAAAAGATTATGTGGCGATTACAATAATATCAGGATCTGGATCAAACCAACAGTTGGGCACAAACTTTATACGCTCAGAAGGAATAATTCAGTTCGATATCCTGACACTAGAAGAAAGTGGGACGGCGAATGCTAGGAAAATGGCAGACGTTATCTCAGATGCTTTTCGAAATGTCAGGTTCGGGGATGCGACCAGTGGTCAAATTCTCACAAGAGTACCCGATATTCGTTCCCTGGGGGTCGAGGACGGGCGTTTTCGATTGGTCGTATCAGTCGATTTTCAACGGGACCTTCATCTCACATAGGCAGCAATGCCCCATACAACCCTTTTAGGAGAATAAAATGGCTAACACATATTATGCCGACTCTTCAGAAGCGCGGGTTGCCCTCATAGCCGAAGCTGATTGGGGCACGACACCTACGACTCCTGTGTTTAAAACAATGCGAGTAACCGGCGAAAGCTTGTCACTCGAAACCGAAACAGCCGTATCTAGCGAAATCCGCGCAGATCGCAACGTAGCTGACCTGATTAGAATGTCAGAAGGTACGGGCGGCGGCGTCGATATGGAGCTAGTCCATGACGATGTTACAGATCTTCTTTTTGAGGGTGCAATGCAAAGCGCCTATTCTGGGAACAAACTGATCAACGCTTCGACGCAAAAATCCTTTACAATTGAACGGACGTTTGGATCAACCTCAGCGGGAACAGCCACAAATACCTTTATCCGACACACTGGGATGATGGTGGATACAATGGCTATCAGTCTCTCAGCGGGGAGCATGGTCACTGCGTCCTACGGGTTCGTTGGGAAAAAGGCCACAACAGGCGATGCAGTTCTAGGTAATCCGGCTGCCAACCCGTCCACCGCCGCAACTTACACCGCCGCATCATCTGAATCCTTAATGTCAGCCTCAACCGACTTTGCCTCTTTGACGATGGCGGGGATAACGCCGGTTGTGTCTTCTCTTACCTTAAACACCACCAACAACCTACGCCGTCAGGCAGCGGTTGGGTCTGACTCAAGTGTGGGAATTGGCAATGGGCGATTTGAGGTATCTGGCTCCATCGACTTCTATCTTGAAAACAAGGTGATCCTTGATGAATATTTGAGCGGAGACAACACAACATCTCTGGCGTTTACCATTGGTAAAGATGCAAACAAAAAGTTCACGTTCAATATTCCTGTCGTAAAGCTCGAAAGTGTTTCAGTCAACGCTGGCGGGAACGACAGTGACGTTTTTGTTAGTGTCGGCTGGCGCGGTCTATTTTCCGATGATGTCGATGGTGGCACAGGTGGAAACCAAGGCGGGACAATGATGATCACCAAGGCGGTTTCATAATGGCCAAAGCGATCAGAGCGTTCACATACTACAAAGAAAACGGAGACGAAACATTCGTCAAAGTTGGAGAAGACGTTTCAGTGTCGGGCGACCTTGAAGCGCATTGGGCAAATCATGGTTTGGTCGAAAAAGCCAAGCCCCAATCAAAAAAGGTTGACGCCCCAAAAGGCTGATACCCCAGGGGGTCGCTGTCGCCGGGGGTGGCGGCTCCCACAATCCCCGGAGAAATAGACATGAGTAATTTTTTAAGTAGATACAACACAGACGCCAATCTAGAAGAGAACGGCGTTTGGGTGGATTTTGGCGATGGCATTGAGGTGATGGTTGTTCGCACCAACTCCAAGGAAGCACAAAAGCTGAAGGCAAAACTGGAGCGGCCCTATCGCAAGCTGTCTCAAGTGCCCGACGATGTGCAAGAAGCCATCTACGAAAAAATGATAGCCCAGGCGGTTATTAAAGATTGGAAAGGCGTCACAGACGCAAAAGGCAAGGAGATCCCGTATTCGGGGGAAGCGGCCTTAGAGATCCTCAAAAAGTTCAAGGATTTCCGCGATGACATAATCATGGCGGCGAGCGAGCGTGAAACCTTTCGTCAGATTGAAATGGAACAACAAGAAAAAAACTAAAAGACGTCCTGGGTTGGCAGATTGATTGGGGAAACCGGGTCGCTGATTTGGAGAGAATGGTGAACCCTGACTACTCACCTAAAGCTCTCCTTAACCGCCCAGGACTTTGGATTAAAAACCGTCCTCTCATGGCGGCTTTCGGGTTTCTTTCACCAAAGAGGCCCACCCACTTTTCGGGAGTTGGAGCAATCCCACTCATGGAAATACTCGCATATTGTCAGATCGTTCAGACAGAGGGTGATGATCGGGAAGAGTTCGTATTCCTAATCAGCCAGCTAGACGATTTCTACGTTCAAAAGATCAACGAAAAACAGGCGGCAAAAAATGGCGGATAGCACAGTCAGTCTACAGATCGAGCTTAGAGGTGCGGGGCAAGTAAAGCGTGACTTCACTGACATTAAGAAGCGAGTTGAAGCTCTTAACAAAGTGGTTGGAAAGTCCAATTTCCTCAAAAAGTTTGGCGGAACGATGGATCGCGCTGCCAAACAATTTGGGAACTCTGTCAAGCGGATGGAGAGCGCACTAAAACGGTTAAAGACCATTGAAAATGCAGTCAGTCAGAACAGAAGTGATAACGTCAAGAAAACGACAACAAACTATGCGCGTCTCAAACAAGAGCTTGTTGCATATCAAAATATGCTGAGACAGGTGAACCGCCTTGAGCAAAGGCAAGGTCGGGCGGGCATGAAGCCAGATCCGGCGTTGCGAAATTCTCTAGCCGCTTATCAAAGCCAATTAAAATCGAACAGAAGCATGTCAGGTGCCAAACGCGGGTTTGGAGACGCAGTTGCTCTAACGAACATGAGAGCCTCTCTAGATAAGTCTTTGGACAGCTTTAGACGGTTCAACGGAACTCTTGATGGCACCAACCGCAAGATTGGTCGGATGAGCACTAACTTTGGCGGCTTGGGCCGGGCTGCGATGAACACTGGCGTTGTGCTTTCGTCCCTGACAGCGGTGCTTGGTTTCAGAGAAATACTTGACGCGATTAGAGCTATCCAGCGTTTTGAATTTACAGTTCAAGCTGCGAGTTCCGGCTCTCAAGACTTTGGCGAAAACATGAGTTTTCTAAACAGCCTAGTTGATCGGCTGGGCCTCTCGCTCGCAGACATAGGTCAGCCGTTTGGCCGGTTCATCATGGCGGCAAAAGAGTCCGGCATAGAAGCTGAGACCGCAAGATCGGCATTTGCAAAGATTGCTGCATCAATGCGAAACTTAGGCGGGTCAGCCGCTGACACCACAGGCGTTGTCAGAGCATTCGAACAATCGCTCTCCAAAGGCAAGTTCATGGCCGAGGAAATCAGGCTACAGTTAGGGGACCGGCTTCCAGTGGCGATGAGTGCGATGAAAGAAGCGACAGGAATGGCGGGTGAAGAACTCAACAAGGCATTTGAACAGGGCCTGTTGAGCACCGACAAGTACTTCCTGCCCTTCGTAGAAGCGCTCTATGGCATGACGGGTGGCTTAGACCAAACGGTGATAGCGAGCGAAGGGCTCGCTGCGTCTCAGGGACGCTTATCCACCGCGTTTGCAAGAGCGTCTGACAAATTGGGCAAAGCCGGACTTACACAGGCAGTCATCGATGTAAACGAAGTGCTCACCGACTTGATGGAAAGCGACAAATTTGAAACATTCCTCGAAGACTTGGGCACACTCGCAATGTCAGCGGCGGGCGGATTTAAGTTTCTCGCTGAGAATATAGACAAGGTCATGACGGCGCTCGGCCTTTTAGCCGCTGCAAAAGGGCTCCAAGCCTTAATCGGAATTGGGAGGGCAATTGCGGCCATGAACCCTTATGTGAGAGCGGCGACCGTTGGTGCCGGGGTACTTACAGCCGGATTAAGCATTAAGGATGCATATAGTACTCAAAACGATGCAGTAGGTAGTTTAAGTGAGACCCAACTAAACTCAGAACGAGAAAGGCTTACAGCCTTGAATGGTAGCGTCACGGGACAAGA